TAGTTGTGGAACACAAGTAGGGTGGACCAGAGCATCGCAAATTTCATCAAAATCTAAACTATCTAGATCAACAATTGCAAGAATGGCAAGTTTTAAAAGACACCAACAACACAAGGACGTACCTTATAGTGAGGGGTGTGGTGGTTTAATGTGGGACGCTTGGGGTGGATCTGCAGGAATTAATTGGGCAATTAGCAAATTAAAGAAAATTGACAGTGAGAAATAAAACATTTAAAACGCCTAGCAGGACAAGTCCAAAAAATAGCAAAAGAGGTTGCCTTTGTGCTGACAATACCTATTCAACAAAATGTTGTGACGGAAGTTTACAGGCACAAGGAATTGGTCGTATAACTGCATTACCAGACGAAGACACACCTTAAACGCAAAGTATTAATAATTAATCGTTAATTAACTATAAACATAAAATTTATGAATGCAGCAACAGACACATTAAAGAAAGTAAAAACCTTATTAGGTATTGAAGTGTCTTTGGAGCAAATGAAATTAGAAAACGGAACTGTTTTAGAGGCTGAAAAGTTTGAGGCAGGAGAGGCTATTTTTATTGTAACCGAAGATGAGAAAGTTGCTTTACCAATTGGAGAGTACGAACTAGAAAACGGATCTAAACTAGTTGTTGAGGAGGACGGAATTATTGCGTCAGTCGGAACAGTAGATGAGGAAGAAGTTGAGGAGGACGTGGCCGAAGAAGAGGTTGAGGCAGAAGAAAAAGAAACTGAAATGGAGTACGTTTCAAAACGCGAATTTACAGAGGCGCTTACCGAAATCGTTAATATGATTGAGGAGCTTAAAAATGGAGACGTTGAGGCGTCCGAGGAAACCTCTGGAAGTTTAAAGTCTAGAACGGTAAAAGAAGAGTTCACAGAAAACGAAGAAAAAAGTGAGCTAGAAACTCAATTATCAGAGGCAGCGGTAAAGCCCTTAAAACACGCTCCAAAAGAGGAGTCGACTTATAAGGCAAAATTCAATTTTAATCAAAACAAAAAACAAACTGCATACGATAGGATCGTTGCAAAAATTTCAAACATTAAACACTAAAAAAAATGGCACAACCAACAATCACAACAACGTATGCAGGACAGTTTGCAGGGGAGTATATCGGAGCAGCTTTATTATCTGGCAATACACTAGCAAACCAGCTAATTACTATCAAACCAAACATTAAGTTAAAAGAGGTAATTAAAAAAGTAGATTACGCATCTTCAATAGCGGCAGGAACTTGCGACTTTACGTCAGCAGGAACTGTAACTTTAACAGAGCGTATTTTACAACCGGACGAACTACAAGTAAATTTAGAACTTTGTAAAACCCCGTTTCAATCGGACTGGGAAGCAGAGTCAATGGGTTATTCAGCTCACGACTCAATGCCACCAAAATTTTCAGACTTTTTTATTGCAAGACTTTCTGCTGATGTAGCACAAGGTACAGAGCAAAGAATTTGGGGAGCAGACGGATTTACAGGATTATTTTTAGCAGCAGAATTTGCAACAGACGGTGGAACAACTATCGCACCGGCGGCAGTAGACGCAGCTAATGTAATAGCAGAATTAGGTAAAGTAGTAGACGCAATTCCTGCAGCACTTTATGGAAAAGATGACCTACATATTTATGTATCTCAAAATATTTTTAGAGCGTACAAAAGAAGTTTAGGCGGTTTCCAAGCTAACGGGCAAGGAGCAAACGGATACAATGGGCAAGGTAATAACCAAGATATTGACGTTCAGTTTTTTGACGGAGTAAAAGTTGTAGCGGCAAATGGACTTGCTGACGACAGAATGGTGGCCGCAGAAAAGTCAAACCTATTTTTTGGAACTGGTTTATTAAATGACCAAAATGAGGTCAAGGTCTTGGATATGAGCGATTTAGACGGGAGTAAAAATTTAAGATTTGTAATGCGTTATACGGCAGGTGTGCAGTATGGAATTGCATCTGACATTGTATTTTACGGAGCATAATTAATAATCAAATTTACCCTTGTCTTAATAACGAGGGTAAGTTTATAAAAACATAAAAGAATGAGTTGTTTAATAAATAAGGGAAGACTAGAGCCGTGCAAGGACAGCGTTGGGGGACTTACCGCCGTATATCTAATTGACTACGGGACACTAGGAAATGTAACATACGGAGCAAGTAGTGACGAAATTACTGCATTTGACGGATCTCCAACTGCGTACAAATACACGCTAAAAGGTAATAGTTCATTAGAGCAAACAGTAACATCAAGTCGTGAGAATGGGACTACATTTTACGATCAAATTGTTACGTTAACACTAAAAAAACTATCGGCACAGTCAAATGACGAGCTGGCGCTAATAGCAGTTGCAAGACCACACGTTGTTGTAGAAGATAATAACGGGAATGCAATGATAGTTGGCCTAGAATGGGGAGCAGACGTAAATGGCGGAACGGTAGTAACAGGAGCAGCTATGGGCGATTTATCTGGTTATACTTTAACGCTTCAAGGAATGGAGAAAAAACCTGCTAACTTTTTAAGTGGCGGTGTTGCAGGAGTTGGTATAACAGTATCGACAGACGTAATTTCAGATATTTAATAATAATTATTTAGTTAGTACAAAGGGGCGGCCAGAAGGTTGCCCCTTTTTTTTTATGTTTATTTGCAAAAAAACAGATTTTTGACGTTATAGATTTATGATAGTATTAAAACCAATAGACACAGCGCAAATTATCTATGTAATACCTAGACTAGCGTTATATTCTACAAACATTGAATTAAGTATTATTGACGATATAACAGGAGAAACCTTAACTCTAACGCAGACCTCTGAATTGTATGGAGATTATTTAAAAATAGACTTATCTGTTGATGATTTGGTTAAAAATAGATTTTATACTTTTAGAATTAAATCAGTAGCAAATTTAAAGAACATTTATAAAGACAAGATTTTTGTAACAGACCAGGTTATTAACCAAAAAATAAATAAAACTTATTCTATCAATAAAGACGAATATGTTGAAGTTGAAAGTAATAATGATTACATTGTAATATGAGCAGAAGAAAACCAGAGCAAGGTAAAATTAATGTAGTAAATTTAAGCAACTACACAAGTCCAGTTATTACCATAAACAAAACCAAAGACTGGGTGACCTATGGCAATAATAACGAGTACTTTAACTATTTATTAGACAGGTACTCCGGTAGCCCCACAAACAACGCAATTGTTAACGGTATATCACAGATGATATTTGGCAAGGGGCTTGACGCAACCGACAGTAATAAAAAGCCAAACGAGTACGCACAAGCAATAACGTTGTTAAGGGATGACTGCGTCAGAAAATTTTGCTATGACCTTAAACTAATGGGCCAATGTGCAATCCAGGTAATTTACTCAAAGGACAGAAAAACAATTGCAGCAATAGACCACATACCGGTTGAAACGCTGGCACCAGAAAAGTGTAACGAGGACGGAGAAATTGAGGCGTATTACTACTTCCACGATTGGAGCGTATTAAAGCCTAACGACAAACCGACTAGAATACCGTCATTTGGCTGTTCAAAAGAAAGTATTGAAATTCTTTATGTTAAGCCTTACGTTGCGGGGCACTTTTACTTTGCGCCTGTAGACTACCAAGGATCGTTACAGTACTGTGAGTTGGAAGAGGAGGTGAGTAATTACCACCTAAACAATATTATGAATGGCTTGGCCCCGTCAATGCTAATTAACTTTAATAATGGCGTTCCAAATGAGGAGGAGCGAGAGGGTATAGAAAGACGAATTTTAGAAAAGTACTCCGGGACGAGTAATGCCGGGCGTTTTATATTAAGCTTTAACGAAAACAAAGACGCAGAGTCTAGTATTGAGGCGGTGCAATTATCGGACGCGCACAACCAGTACCAGTTTTTATCAGACGAAAGTATGCGTAAAATAATGGTATCTCATAGAGTAGTTAGTCCAATGCTACTAGGAATAAAAGACCAGAGTGGATTAGGAAATAATGCGGAAGAACTTATGACGGCCAGCACGTTAATGGATAACACCGTAATAAGGCCGTTTCAGGACCTTTTAGTTCGGGCCTTTGATGATATACTAGCCTACAACGAAATAAGCCTTAATTTGTACTTTAAAACGCTTCAACCGCTGGAGTTTACAAATATTGACAAGGAACTAATTGACAAGGAGACGCAGGAGGAAGAAACGGGAGTTAAAATGAGCTTATCGGAGCAGGTTGAACTTACAGACGAAATTTCAAGCAGTATTTTAAATAATTTAGAGATTGACGAGCTTGGCGACAGCTGGGAGTTTGTTGATGAAATTGAATGTGACGGATCGGAGTATTCAGATGAAGTTTGGGCAAGCTACCTTATAAGCGAAAAGCAGAATTTAGGCCAAAAGTTGGCCGGGTATGTTACGGCAAAGCCGGGCGGGTTTAGCTATTTAGATAAGTCCTTTTACAAGATTAGATACAAATACCACCAGAAAAAGCAAACGGGTGGAGATAGCAGGGACTTTTGCTCTACAATGATGAGTAGATTTGACTCAAAAGGCTACCCTGCCGTATATAGATTAGAGGATATTGACCAGGCAAGTAGAAAGGGTGTTAACTCGGAGCTAGGGCATAACGCGCAACCGTACGATTTATTTAAATTTAAGGGCGGGGTTTACTGTCATCACGTATGGAAAAAGGTGTTATTTAGGCTAAAAAGTAAGTCAATAGAAAGCCCCGAGTTTTCTAACTACAGGAGAACAAGAACAATCCCGGCAAGTTACAATATAAACCCAAGGGGAACGGCGCAGTCAATTATCGCACCTGTTGATATGCCGAATAACGGGCATCACCCAAGCTGGAGTAAAAAGAGTAGTAAAAAGAAAAAAAGATAGCAAATGGCAACGGCATTATTTATAACACCAACAGATTTAAAACGCAACTCATTAGTTGACGGAAATGTGGACGTGGATAAGTTTATTCAATTTATTAAAATAGCACAACAAATTCACATACAAAACTATTTAGGAACTGCTTTGTATAATAGAATTTCAGAAGATATCATTGCAGGAACTTTGACAGGAGACTATTTGCTTTTAGTAGATGAGTACATAAAAGATATGTTGATTCACTTTGCTATGGTAGACTATTTGCCTTTTGCTGCTTACCAGGTAGCGAATGGTGGAGTATTTAAACACAAATCAGAAAATAGCGAAAACGTTACAAAAAACGAAGTAGACACTTTGATCGAAAAACATAGGAACTTTGCTCAATTTTATACTCGTAGATTTATAGACTATTTATGTTTTAATAATAATCTGTATCCAGAATACAATGCAAATCAAAATGCAGATATGTATCCAGATACGGACGCAAATTTCGTTGGTTGGGTGTTATGATAAAAAAAGAACAGGTTAAAAAAAGGGTTAGTAAACCAAAAAAGAAAAACATTGAGTTGCTAAATAAGTTTTTAGCTAAATATAAAAAAACTAAAAAATGAGTTTGTACAAAGACGCAAGTATTGTTTTTATACCTAGTGGATATGACACAGGAAAATTGTTTTGTCCACGTCCCAAAGACGGAGGTGCAGATTTAGATTTTGCAAGAACAGGTAGTGCGTGGAGGATAAAAGATGACGGCTATATGGAGGTTGTTTCTGGATCAAACATACCACGTTTAGATTACACAAAAAGTAGTTGCCCTGCATTGTTGCAAGAACCAGAAAGCACAAACCTTTTTAATTGGTCAGAGAATTATGGCTATCAATGGCAAAAGAATGGAGTAACGGCAACACAAACGACTGATGTAGAGGATTTGTTTGGGAATAATAAAGCAATAAAATTACAAGTAGAAAATACAGGTGGTGCAGGATATGCTTCGCTTTACAAACCATTCACGCCAAGTCTAAATAGTCGTTATACATTTAGCAAATTTGTTAGAAAAGGCAGTACGAATTGGATTAAGTTACAAATGACTGCACCGAATGGCGTATTTTATGCTTTTTTTGATCTAGAAAATGGAGTTGTAGGAAATAAAAATGTAGCAAACAACGGAGTATTTATTGAACAATATCCGAATGGTTGGTACAGATGTGCAATAGCTTCTTATTACAATTCAAATACAAGCGGCACTTATAATTGTGTAGTTAGATTAGCCGAAGACAACGGAGACGATTACATACCAAGAGACGGTCAGACTTATATTTATGCTTATGGTGGTCAAGTTGAAAAGATAACAAGTGCTCACACAGATTTTAGTCCGACTTCATACATACCAACATTGGGTAGTATAGTAACAAGAAACGCAGAAACTACTAAAAAATTAAACGTATCAAATTACATCAATAGCAAAAAAGGTGTATTGTATGGCGAGTATGCTATGGGTACAGAAAATTTAAATGGTGTATTAAACAGAATAAACATATACGGAAATGGGACTGCTGATAGGATTTCAATAGGGTATTATGCAGGTTATGGAAATCAGATACGAGCCAAGTACGTTAAAAACTCATACGAGATTTACGATACTATTGGCAAATTTGAGGGCAATGAAACCGAGTTTATAAAAGTTGCATTTCGTTGGCAAGAGGGGTTGCATACTTTGTATGTAAACGGACAAAAGATTGCTGAAACAACACCACCAAGTTCAGCAGTATTTGCAGATGATACTTTGGAAAGTTTAAATTTTGGTAGACCAGAAGAAGACTATTGGTTTAATGGACATATAAAAGAATTTATGGTTTTTGACGAATTACTGTCAGATAACCAAATGAATGAATTAACAAGAGTATGACACATATATTTAAAAAATACGAGTTTGAAACGCAAGAGAAAGCACAGGAGAGGATTGAAGATCTAGATCCTAAACACATTTTTGTTGAGTTGGGTTTTATTATGATTGAGGAGCCTACGTTTGATGAAAATGAGGAGATAGTTACAGAGGCAGTTTATAGCGATATGTACTCGGTTGATGTATTGTGGCAAAAAGATTTGATTACAGATGAGAATGAAGAACTTGACGAGCCATATGGTTGGAGGTCAAAAGAAATAGTAACAGACGGCAATGGTGCTCATACCTTTGCAGGTTATAATTACACAGAATAATGAATTTTACAGATTTAAAAATATACGCACTTAATGGGGGTAGCTTAATGATTAGTTTCACAAATATAGACGTGGTATTAAAATTAACACTGATGTTAGTTTCAATAGGATACACTTTACATAAGTGGTGGTTAATGGATAAAAATAAAGACAAATAGTTATTACTATTAGTGAATATAAAAGAAAAAAGTTATGGCAAATCAAATTAATTGGGGACAAATATATTGTTCTTCTTGGTGGGGTAATGAAAGCAACAAATTTACCGCTCCAGAGTTTCCAGAATTTTGTGCTTTAATCGAGGGTACTTGTGGAACGCAATACACGTACACAGGAAACCAAGATTACCCAGAGAGATACGTTTTTAATTTAGGAGTCACAGGTACATCTACATTAACTTACCAAGCATATAACATACCGGACAAGTGGGTCATTGTACAGGACGGAGTTATAATTTTAGATACAGGATACAGAGGTAGCGCAACATACCAAACGGATTTAAATAATGCTTTGGCTGACAGGGGTTTACCTCCAGAAACAATACAAGGTGTTGGTAGTGGATCAGCTACATTTACTGTTAGTTCATTGAGTCCAATTTATGTTTACGTTTACGCACCTGTTGGAGGTACGTCATTTGAAACTACAATTAGTTGTCCAATATAAAATATAAATTATGGTTAAGGGATTGAGAAATTTAGCAGATTGGTTGGAGGTTAAGAATTGCCAAGCAGGTCAAAAGTGGAACGAATTTCTGGATAAAAGAAAAGTAAAAGTACATTACTGCAAAAATTGTATATGCGAAAAATAAAAAAAATTATAGTTCACTGTACGGCTACAAAAAGAGACCACGATGTAACAGTTAAGGATCTACGAAAATGGCACGTTGAAGAAAGGGGTTGGTCTGACATTGGCTATCATTTTTTTATAGATTTAAAAGGAGAGGTGCACGAGTGCAGACCGATTGAAAAAACAGGTGCACATAGTAAAGGACAAAACTTTGACAGTATTGGAGTTGCTTATGCAGGAGGTTTGGGATCGGATAACGCCTGGCACGACACTCGAAATGAAGCACAAAAACAAACGTTAGAGGAACTTTTATGTTATTTAAAAATATTATATTCAAAAGCAAAAATTTACGGACATAGAGATTTTAGCGATAAGATGTGTCCTAGTTTTGATGCAAGAGAAGAGTATGAATGGATTTCAGATCAATTTTAAGATATGAATTACGAGTTTAATATAATAGTACTATTTCCTAAATCATTTCTTTTGGGTATTGGATATATGGAACCAGAAGAGGGTTTTGAATACGAAGAAATAAATCTATACTTTGGAATGATACAAATACAAATACGTTGGTAATGAATAAAATACTAAATTGGTTTACAGGTGGCGTAATTAAAGAAATAGGTAAAGTCATAGACAATCTATTTACGTCAGAAGAAGAGCGAATTAAGGCAAAGAACGAGGTTTTTAAGGTATTACAGGAGCAGCAACTAGAGTTACAAAAATTACAAACAGAAATTATAGTAACAGAGGCAAACGGTAACTGGCTACAACGATCCTGGCGGCCAATACTTATGCTGGCATTTGGGTTTATTGTAATATATGTAAAATTTATTGCGCCGCTATTTCAGCTACCAATACCGCCACTAGAAAACGAGTTCTGGAACTTATTACAGCTAGGAATTGGAGGGTACGTTGTTGGGCGTAGTGCAGAGAAAATTTCAAAAAATATTGTCATAGCAAAAAAATAGCTTGATTATTAAAATTTTTTCATATACCTTTGAAGCAATTGCTTTAACAAAC